AAAACTACCATTATTAAACTAAAAAATAAAAAACAAATAGCACAATATTCGGTAAATTAATTTTATCTTTGTTTAAAGGTGTCGGATACCTTATACTAACTTATTGGCTCAAAGCTGAAACCCTAATCCGACTGGGGTGGAAGCCGAGAGCCTTTTTTATTTATGAAAAGTAATACTTACTATTTTAGTCATGATTATAATTCGGCTAATGATACCAAGATTCTATTTTTAAGACATCAACTTGGTATGGAAGGTTACGGCATTTATTGGTTTATGATTGAACAATTAGCCAATGCTGGAGGTAGATTACCATTAGAGTTAATTCCTGTCTTAGCTATGCAAATGCAAACAACTGATGTAAAGGTTAATGGAGTAGTACACAACTTTGATTTATTCACAATTGAATTTGGAGAATTTTACTCGGAAAGATTACAAAATCATTTAGCTTTAAGGCAAAATCTAAGCGAAAAGGGTAAATTAGGTGCTGCTAATAGATGGAAAAATGGGGTGGCTAATGGGGATGCCATTGGGGAGGGTAATGCAAAGGAAAGAAAAGGAAAGGAAAGTAAAGTAAAAGAAAGTAAAGTAAAGGTTAGTAGGCAAACACTATTTAGTGAAACTGATTTTTTAGATATAGAAATATTTAAGGCAGCTTTTATTGGAAGTCAATATGAAGAAGCTAATTTTGCATACTATCACGAAGTAATTAAAAATTGGTCTGATTCTAAAGGGGAAAAGAAACTTGATTGGATTGCAACCGCAAAAAATTGGATGGCAAGAGATTTAAAGGAAGGTAAATTTGTACATATAAACTATAAACCAAATGCAACAGGAATTAGCAACAATCACAAACCAAGTTTTAGTGAGAGAGAATGGGATGCCCTTAGAAATCTATAATAAACTTGAACCAGATGAATTAAAGGTTGCAGTTGCAATAGAAACTATGAGTGTTGGTAGATGCTCACCAATTGAGGTAAAAGAACACTTAAAGACCTGTATTATTTTAAGTGGATGTCAAACACCATCAATTGATTCGTTTCAGTTTTTATGCGAATTTGTTATTAAGAACTATGGAAATTATAAACTTAAAGAACTTGGAGTAGCTTTTGAACTTTACGCAATGGGAAAATTATCAGTTGACAAAGCGATTATGTTTACCCCTAAATTCTTTGGGGATGTCATGGCAGCTTATAAGCCAATAGCTTTACAAGTAAGACAAAAGACCTATGTAGAGCCACAACCTGTAGAGATACCTAAAATACAAGATGATGATATTATTGAAGCATTGTACGAAAATTGGGATAAGTCGGCTAAAAGAGGATGGGAGTTGCTAAATACGATGGCTTTTGATATACTCTGGAAGCGAAAGGAATTAAACAAGGAGAATCTAAGTCAAGAGAAAGCTGACCAAATAAAGAAAAAGATTATAGCACATTACAAGGTAACGGCTAAAACCCCAAAAGACTTGGAGAAATTGAACAATGAAATATTTATCAAAAACGAGTGCAAAAGATATACTTTGTACCTATTTTTACAAAACCAACTATGAAACAATTAACATTTATTTACGAATTTCTAAAGTTTATGCTTATTAGCGTTCCTTTAGCTTGTTGCATTTACTTAACTGCTCACTTGTATTTTGAATTAAAACGATTATTTAGATGACAGGAATAGACAATAACATTGAGGTAAGATTAATTTATTTAGATACAAAAGAGGAAATAGAGTTTAGGTCTATAGCAAAAGCAATAAGGTTTTTAGGTACTGATTATAAAACGATAATGAACTATATGAACCCAATAAACAAAAAACGATATAAGTATAAAGATAGACTTTGTGTTGTTAGATTGAAAAAGTAACCCTAATTTTGCTTTATGCCATTGATACCTTTACCTAAGTTGTTAGAGAAAACCCAAAAGGTTGTTAATTCTTACATAAGAAAACGAGATGAAGGATTGCCTTGTATTAGTTGTGGAAGCTACAATGGAAACCAAGCTGGACACTACTTTACAGTTAAAGGGTATTCTGCTTTAAGGTTTAACGAATGGAATATACATTTACAATGTGCTGGATGCAATATGTTTAAACACGGCAACCAAGCAATGTACCGAATAGGATTAGTTGAAAGAATAGGAGAGAAAGCGGTTAAAGAGTTGGAGTTTGAAGCGGTTAACAACAGGGTTAAGAAATGGCAAAGGAACGAATTAATAGAATTGATTGAAAAATATAAGTAACATATTTGAAACGTGCAAAGAGGAAGTAATCGCTGGTTACCCTTGTTATGTTTTTGAAATTGATGGAGTTACGCATTACGTATTTGGAGAAACACAAGAACAAAGATTTGATTATATGGCAGATTTAATAAATAATTATGGCGAAAATTAGCAACGGAAACAAAGTATCATTTGGGAAAAGGAAGTGTGGGAAATACAAGAAAACATCTGGTCCAAAGGATAAGCCAGTTAAACCATATAATAGACAAGGGCGATGAAAAATACTTTAAGTAAAAGACTTTATACTTGTAAGTGCAAGTCAATAGTAGAAGGCTATGCTTGGGAGAATGAACTAAAAGAAATACAATTTAAGTGCAATAAATGTGGTAATTGGGTAGGATTTGAGCAAATAAAAAAGAAACCAATTATACAGATGCCATCAATACGTACACCAACAAAAAACAGATAATGAACATCAACGAAATCAAACCAAATCCAAACAATCCTAGAATTATCAAGGATGACAAGTTTAAAAAGTTAGTAAAATCAATACAAGAGTTTCCTCAAATGCTTGAATTAAGACCTATTGTAATTGATGAGAATAATATAGTATTAGGCGGAAATATGAGATTGAAAGCTTGTATTGAAGCAGGGTTACAAGAAGTGCCTGTAAAGAAAGCTTCGGACCTTACAGAAGAACAAAAGAAAGAGTTTATAATTAAAGATAATATTGGCTATGGGGAATGGGATTGGGATGATTTAGCTAATAATTGGGAAGTAGAAGATATAACTGAATGGGGTTTAGATATACCTAATTTTAAAGCAAATGAATTAGATTACTCAATATTGGACGAATCGGACGTAATCGACCAAATGAACGATATGGCTAATAGTGTTAGAAAAGCCATTCAAATAGAATTTGAACCAGAGCATTACGAAGAAGCACAAGAGTTAGTAAAATTCTGGAGAGAGCAAAAATTATACATAGGTGCATTTTTAGTAGAAAAACTTAAAGAAGAAAAAGAAAAGCTATGATAATTAAACAATCTCAAATCAACGGAATTAAGTTTTTTTATCGAGAAGGTACAAGCGATTTAAAAACATTTGAAGAAGTAATAGGTCGAGACGTTTACCAGAAAAAAGGAATGAAGATAGAAGCAGGTGAGACTTGGTATGATTGTGGTGGTAACGTTGGTGCTTTTACCTTGTTAGCTTGTTCTAAAGGTGCAAAAGTTAAAGTATTTGAGCCAGACCATTATAACTGCGAAATGATACAAAAGAATCTAAAGTTAAATGGCTTTAAAGCAGAAGTAGTTTGCTCTGCTTTGGTCCATAATGATGTAGAAGAAGCACTTTTATTCGTAGGAAATAATGGTAATGTATGGAGAAACTCTTTATTTAAAAACTGGAATGGTAAAGGATTGAAGATAAAGTGTGTTAACTTTGATGAAAGCTTTGAAGATGATATTTGCGTTAAAATGGATATAGAAGGTGCTGAAATGCTAATTTTAGAAAATACAAATAGGGTTTTCAAGAAATTGGTTTTTGAATGGAGTTTTGACATTGACCCAGATTTAATTAGATTTTGGTCTATTATCGATAAATTAAAATTAAAATATAATATTGCAAGTATTGGGAATACTGCTAAATATGAATCAAGAGATTACGTTAGTTGGCAAAAATCTTGGTTTCCTGCTTGTACAAATGTATTTTGTTATAAAAAATAAACTATGAAAAGAATTGATTTAGTAAAAATTGAGCATAACGTTCAAATCGGAGACATTTGTGGTCATATAGAACCAAATGTAACAGAAGATTCAATATTTTATGATAATGGAGAGCCAATCGGCTTCTATATCAAAAAGATAAGCGGTAAGCTATTGCAGTATATAGAAATAGCAAACAACGAGTTATTAAGCGAAAGAGTGCCAAAATCAGAAATGAGAAGGTCAAGCGGATTAAGAAATTCAGCAATGGAAGTAAAGCAATACTCTACTATTATAGGTAGCTGCCCTCCAAAACCGCATATGAGAAGACCTTACCCTTCAATGAGTAGTGTACACCAAGTAAAAACTGCTCAAACATTCATTAAGGCTATGTTGTTAGCTTGTTCCGAAGCAGAAAACGTAATCAAAGAACTTACACCAGAAATATACGAAAGACAAAAATCAATTATTGAAACTAATATACCAGCAAAATGGAGATTTGGAAAGCTATTTACGAGTTCTATCTCAAACTTCAACATTCCTGCACCATTTCACAGAGACGCAGGAAATTTAGAAGGATGTGTAAATGTAATAATTGCAAAAAAAAGCAATGCGACAGGAGGTAATACAACTGTACCAGACTATAACGCAACTATGGATAGTTCCGATAACTCAATGCTTGTTTACCCAGCTTGGAGAAACGTTCACGGAGTTACACCAATCGTGGCAACAAAAGAAGGTGGATATAGGAACTCTTTAGTATTCTATCCGCTTAAGGCATTCAAAGGATTAGATTAATAAATTGAAAAATAGTGAGAAAATAGTGAATTATGGCTAATGAACAGAATTTGACACCATTCAAGAAAGGAGAGGTTGCAAACCCAAAAGGTAGAGGGAAAGGGGTGCAAAACTCTAAAACAAGATTATTAAAGCTGCTTGAACTTGTTACAAAAGTCCGCAATCCTGTAACTGGAGAAGAGGAGGAATTTAGCATAGCTGAACAATTAGATATGCAGATTATTGCAAAGGCGAGAAAGGGTGATTTGAAAGCTTACGAAATATTATTTGACAGATTAGAAGGCAAACCTAAACAAACAACCGACATCACCGCTGATATCAAGGGTAATGTACAAATCACAATAGAACCAGATGCAGATTGTAAGCCAATTGAAGATTAAGGCTACACCTGTCTTTTATGCCAATAAAAAGGCATACGAGCAAGGTTATCCTGTAATATGCAATGAGGGTGGTTCAAGGTCGAGTAAAAGCTATTCAGTTGTTCAGTTACTAATTCATATTGCAATAAGCAATCCTAATACAAGGATTTCAATGGTATCGCACTCACTCCCACATATCAAGCGTGGAGTTTATCGTGATTTTAAAAATATATTAGAGCAATGGAATATATGGGATGAAAAGGAGTTTCGTTATACTGATTTCATTTATACGTTTAAGAATGGCTCATATATTGAATTATTCGGATTAGAAGACCCTGACAAAGCAAAAGGACCAGCAAGGGATATATTATTTGTAAACGAGGCAAATCTTATTAGTAAGGCTTTATTTGACCAGCTTTTAATTCGTACAACTGGACAAGTATTCTTAGACTGGAATCCAGCAGACTTTATTTCGTGGGTTTACGAGGTAGCGGACAACCCTAAAAGCAAAAGAATACATTCTACTTATCTTAACAACATATCAAACCTAAGCGATAGCCAAATAAGAAACATTGAGCAGTACAAAGATTTACCTGATGACTTTATGTGGAAGGTTTACGGATTAGGAGAACGAGGCTCTGCAAAGGAAATTATATACACCCAA